GAGCCAACTTAGCTCCTAGGAGGGACTGCCCATGTCACTACCCGATCCGAATACCATCACGATTTCGGGTCTCGGGGCGGTCGCTCTGCCACGCACAAGCGTGGCGGAAGACCGCTCTGAGTACACGTCGTCGGATGGCCTCGTCCAGCTGATCGCTAGCCATGACTATGGCAAGCGTATCAGGAGGATGGCTCGGCTCGACCTCTCGAAGGTAACGAGTGACCCGTTTAGGCCGTCGGAGAACGTGAAGGTCGGAATGTCCGTTTACACGGTTTTCGATCTTCCGCCCGCCGGCTATACCCAAGCGGATGCGCTCGCGGCATGGATTGGCTTCAACGCCTTTCTCACTGCCTCTTCGAACGCCGTCACCACCAAGATCTTGGGCGGTGAGTCCTAGACATAATGTCTTGGATCTCCCGCCTTTGGTACAAGGTGCGGATGGGGATCTCAGACTGGGCTACTCATGTTGAGTATGCCCGGGCAAAAGATCCTTTTCCAGACGACGTGGCAAACACTCCCCATACTCCCTGGGAGGAGGACTACATTCGTGGTCCTGCTCCTGTCGGGGGGATGGAAGAACGGTCCGACATGGAATTCCCGGTGTATAACCGGAGAATTTCACTAGGCCGTAGGACGTCTGATTACGGGCCCGCTAATCTCATCACGAGGAAGCTCGTGGTGTTAACGGTGCTAATAATCAACGTTTTGTGTTTTGCCGGGGATGCACTTTTTGTGGGAGCGCAAAGCTGCCACTGAAGTGAGGTAGATGCTGGACTTATGAACCAACCACCAGAGGCCTCGTGCCTCAGCAAGGAGAAGTGAGTATGAATCACCCCCTAACTGAGGCCATTGGCCTCCACATAGTAGTGCAATTGGCGATGGACTTCGAAAACGAAGTTCTCGTCAATCCGATGGAATGCGAGAAGACGGCCACCTTTCGGTGGGACGTCCTATCGCTCCTACGGAAGCACAACATCACTGCCGCCGACCTTAGCAGGCCGACGATAGGTGACGGGATCTGGACGGTCCTTCAGTACCTTCGGGGAAACCCGGAGATGCCGTGGAACGTCCTCGTCCTGCTACGTGACTGGGACTCTAGGTACCGATCCACAGGCGTCGACATTGTCGCCGACTGGATCGATGCCCAAGAGTTCCGGGGTTGCTAGTAGGTCCATGCCGTCAGGGCTAGGGAGATCCGGCCTCCGCGATGTAGCGGGGGTAGATCTGAAAAGCCTGACGTCCCTCTGGTCCTGTATGGCCAACGAGTTGGCCATACGATGCTGCACTAGCGCCGACCGTGACGTAACATACGTCACGGACCGAAGCGAACACGAGGGGTTATCGTTTTATGCGATAACTCTGGCGAGCTACGGAAAAGCCATCGAAAGATGGCTAGAACGTGGCTTCGTCGACCCTTCGGACGCAACCGAATTTCGATTCGGGAGTCGTCTTACTGGTCTCCCCCCATTCCTGGGAGGTTTCCTTGGTCGTGTGTTCGATTCCGCTAGTGGTGTACTCATGGAGGTACCTTCCATCGAAGCAATCTTTGCTTTAAGACAGCTAACGCTGTTTTTCAGTAAGATCGCCCTCCCGGACGAACCCGTTCTTCACGGGCGAGTCTCTCTCAAAGCCAACCGTAAGGTTGTCGATGAGAAACGCGAGAGGCGAGCGATGGCTGAGTATCTCCAGTGTGAGCAGGATGTCCGAGAGGCCGACGATCGGTTGTTCCCCCATGACTGGGAGGAATTCAACCGTATCGCGTCCTTGCTTTATGACGAGCTATTTCTCAAGGTCGACAGTGATGTCGCCCTAGGGAAGCTCGTACCGAAGCACGGGCCAGGCTTCACCGCTGATAGACTTGTCGGAAACGACAAGTGGAATCAGCGTACCTGGCCAGCTCGCCTCAGGCAATACTTTCCGCCTGAGGATTTCCTCGTAGTGAACGCAAAACCCGAAAGGGTCAAGCGTTTGCATGAGGAATTGATCATCCTCGAACCCGGTTCCGAAGTGCCCGTTAAGGTCACTGCGGTTCCTAAAACGCTCAAAACACCACGGATTATCGCAATGGAGCCTGCGGCGATGCAATATTCGCAGCAGTCTCTGTTCCGATCGTTCCGTGATCACTTGGAAGAGGATGACTTACTCTCCAAGATGATCGGCATCGAAGAC